CGTCTGCGGGATGTTTATAACAAAGAACATCCGCGTGAGCAACCGATACAATCAAATACACCCGAAGGAACTTGGTCGGAAATACAGATGCGGTTGCAATCAAAGTGTAAATCAGGTCGCGCCGAGTGTATCATTACGTCACTATTGTCTCGCCCCAAGGCACCGGCCGAGTGGAAAGTGAACGCCGAAGAGTGGCTGTCATCTACGGATATTGATAAATTGGAAAAGTCATTTGAGGAACTGTTTCCCGACTATATTCACGTTGGGACATTTCCGATGGACTTTGACACCAAAAGTGAAACCGGTAAATGTTTGGTGAGTGCGTTGTGCTCTATGGATATTCGGAAACTTGCGAAGGATGGTAAAACTCAAATCGGTATCATTTTTAACACCGACGTGAGTACGGGACCGGGTGAGCATTGGGTTGCGGTATATTGCGATATTCGTTCAGAATTAGCTTACCCTCGCATGACGTATTTTGATTCGTACGCCCAGAAGCCCGAGAAGGAAATTAAGCGACTGATGTTGCGGTGGAAGGAGCAGTGGGATGCTACAAAGGTTCATTCGCAGGGTATGAAGCTAACTTACAATAAGACACGGCACCAGTACAAGGATTCCGAGTGCGGAATGTACTGCGTATACTTTCATTACTGCTGTCTGATGGGTATTTCAATGGAGGAACGTATACCTGACGACGTGGTCAACGGTTTCCGGAGCATGCTATTCAGGGTATAAAATCTCGTATATAAATATACTCATAATGGCGAATAAGTGGCTGACGCACGTCAAGAGCACGATGAAGTCGATGAAGTCGAAGGGCACCTACAAGAAGGGTGACGGACTCAAGAAGGTTATTAAGGAGGCGAAGAAGAGCTACAAGAAGCACCGCGGTGGTTCCGGTGGTCCCGAGTCTATGGAAGAGGTTGGCGGTCGTCGTCGTAAGACTCGTCGTCGCAAGACTCGTTCCTAAAAAAATCAAACCTTCTAACATATAAAGACAAATGGGCGGTGGTCTACTTCAACTAGTTGCTCAGGGCGCACAGGACGCATATTTGAGCGGTAATCCCCAGATTACGTTCTGGAAGGGTCTCTTCAAGCGCCACACTAATTTTGCGATGGAGCCCTTCCGCATTAATTTAACTGGTATGCCCATGTGGGGGCAGAAGCAGAGCGCGACTCTCGGTCGCCATGCCGACTTAATTTACTCGACGTACTTGGAGGTTTCGCTCAAGGCTGGTATGTACAACAATGACCAGCGCCGCCTTGGATACAACCTGCTTCGCTACATCGAGCTCGAAATCGGTGGTCAGCTAATTGACCGCCTGTATGGCGAGTGGCTGTTCCTGTGGGACAGTTTAACTTCGGACGTCACCAAGGGTCTCAAGCTGCACGACATGGTCGCTGATGGGATTACAGATTCTGCCGCGGTTATTACCGAACCCGCGTCTTGCAGTTCAAATACTGGACGCCCATCTAAGCCTACCACTCTTTACGTTCCTCTCCCGTTCTTCTATACTCGCAATCCCGGAGCCGCCCTTCCTATGATTGCCCTTCAGTATCACGAGGTCAAAATTAACGTCCTCTGGAATTCCGCCCAGTTAGTTGCTGGAAATTTCAATCAGCTAAATTTTGCGCCGAATCCGAGCTCCGCAGCTATCTATGTGGACTACATCTATTTGGATGTTGACGAGCGCCGTCGTATGGCCCAGGAGTCCCACGAATATCTCATCGAGCAGGTGCAGTATAACGAGGATAAGGGAATTACCTCTGCTTCCCAGCGCATCGACTTGACGTTCAACCACCCAGTCAAGGAACTCGTGTGGGTCGTTCAGCCGACGGCATATACCAATTGTAAGCTAACTGGAAGTCGCCCCCCGACAGTTTACCCCGTTAACAGTCCAATTGTTTATAATGCAGCAACGGGAGTATCTATAACTGCCGGAACGATTGCCGGCGTAATTGTTCTTCCTGCAGGCACCGCTGTAACCGGAAGCTTAGTTCTTACACCGACCTATACTCTGTCGACCGTATACGGTCTTCTTGTCGGAGATACAGTGACTGTTGCTGGAACAACCATGAGCGCTGCTGTCGACGCTGCCCTTGAGAATGAGGGTACTATAGGTGGCAGCGCTGGCTCTGCATCAGCTGGCGCCTTTAATACTAATGCTGAAGTAATAGCTAGCATCAACTACAGTACTAATCAGGTTACGATGAATCCTAAAACTTATACTTTCGGGCGAGCTAGTGCTGGAACCGCAGTAACATATGCCACGCCAATAACTTTTAACGCAATGACTTCCTCGAGCACATTAACACCAAACGATGCGGCTACGGACAGAAATCGCCTCACGCCGTTCACGTATAACGTTGATGCAGTATTCTCCCAGCACCTGCAGTTTAACGGACAGGACCGTCTGGATAAGCGGTTTGGCGACTACTACAACAAGGTTCAGCCTTTCCAGCACCATACTGGAAGCACCGCGTCTGTGTACAATAACGGAAGTGGCGGCGCAATTTCGACCGCCCAGCCCGGAGTGTATTGCTATTCGTTCTGCCTGAAGCCCGAGGAACAGCAGCCTTCGGGAACCTGTAATTTCTCTCGCATTGATACTGCGACTATCGTAATGTCTATTGATGGAGCTGTATCGATTGACGACGACGCTAACGAGTACGATGTGCGCGTATATGCGACGAACTACAATATCCTACGTATCATGAGCGGCATGGCGGGATTAGCATACAGCAATTAGTATGAATGAGCCCAGCCAATAATTTAAATATACTAATATAATATGAGATGGATATTCGTAAGAAATTAGCTGACGAATATCAAAATATAATTTATCAGTATAATAAACATGTCCGAAGTTCCAAAGACACCCCCACCAACTGAAGCCCCCAAGACAGCTGGTGAAGCCCTTAAGGCAATCCCAACCGGCACCATTATTTGGATTATACTCGCCCTACTTCAGGCAATATTGTTCTATTCGGGTGCGGCGAAGTTGTCTTATGACCGGTTCGGGTCTATTGGCTGGGCGATAGTGGCGTTCTTGTTTGCACCGCTCTACTACATGTATTATGCCTTCTTCGTCAGCACGGCTGCGTCCCCCGTTATGATTGCTGCTGCCCGTCGGGCTTGGCGGATGTAAATTCCTGCTTGAGTTTTTCCAAATACAAAATAGCATCCATGTGTTCCTCTTGCGCATGCTGAATCCATTCGAGTACCGATAGGTCCTTTCTATCCAAATCGGTACCGTATTTCTTCTTACCGATTTCAGCACGCTTTTGAAACGCAGATATGACTGATGTAACTACAGAGTCATACTTGTGTTCCATTTAATATAACTATTCCCCTTATAAGTAAATAATGGAACCCGATAAGCTCCTTGTTGTAGCCCATCCGGACGATGAAGTTCTGTGGGGTGGTGCGAATTTACTCCGTGAGCCCGGATGGTTGGTAATTTCTGCTACAAACGCATCAAACGCCGGACGTAAGATTGAGTTTCAAAAGACGATGTCTTACTTCAATGTTACCCAATTTCGCATGCTCGATGTTCCGGATAATTATATTGACGAAGATGAAGTTGGAGTTGACCGGGCAACCGAACTCGCCAACCAATTATTCGATGGGAGCGTCTTAGACACGACTCTTGCCGAGTTAACTAGCAAACAGTGGAAGCTCGTGCTATCTCACAATACTCAGGGCGAGTATGGTCACGTTCATCACAAAAAGGTTGGACAGTTAGTTAAAAAGCACTTCCCCAACGCTGTGGAATTTGCAGTTGATTCGGAGTTGAATCCCGAACTAAACGAAATCAAACGCAGTGGCATGGTATTTTATGCGAAAACACAAACTATCACGAGACTATATTACGAAAAGCAGAAAGAGCAGATGGACGCGAGATTCCAGGACCACATTTATAAAGAAAAACTTTACGTACCCCGTGTCCGTGCTGTCCCACTAATTATCCACCAAATTTGGTTTGGACAGGAAATGAAAGCAGACGACCCCCGAATTGTTCTTTTTAACCAAGTGAAGGAGACGGCAGAACGCAACGGGTTCCAGTATAAACGTTGGGGTAACGCAGAATTCAACGCAGATACTTTACCACTTACATTTGAATATACTCAAACTGCACTAGCCAAAGGACAAGAAAAGAAAACATCTCGCTGGGCACAAGTTGCCGACCTTGCCCGCTATGAACTGCTTCATCGGTTCGGGGGTGTATATTTGGACTCGTTGTTTGAAATAAGTGACGCGTTCTGTAATTATATTAAAGAACGGGTGACCCAATTTGATTTGATAGTGAGTAGCGAAGACCCTTGTGGATTAAATTGTGAAGGAAACAACAAAGTTAAGTATATTTCCAACGGATTCTTTGCGTGTATTCCGGGCTGCGTGTCTTTGAAGAGAGTGGTTCATCCAAAGACGCTGGCCACTATTGATTTTAATTCAAAATACATAAACCGCACCACTGGACCCTATCTGCTGCGTGCTGGTATCAACGCAGAAAAAGATAACGTTCATGTAATAGATACCCCACTCATTTATCCTGTATGGATACACGATACTGATTATCGCGAGGCTGAACCGAACCCGTGTTTACAAGATAAATCCTTAATTGGAAAATGTTTGAGCACAAAGTACCCCAACTCAATCGCTCTGTATCATAGTGGCTTGGGTGGAACGTGGAGCTGGTAAACTACCACTCCATCATAATATCATCAACGCGGCAGGAAGTTTCGTCACCCTGCTCAACGCGAGTATTTACTTCTGCAAGTTCACTATCAAATACCGAGACGTCTTCTTCGGTACCTTCAGGCAGCTTGGTTTCGTCAACTAGAATATCGACAAATCCGGTGCCACATGGGGGCTTCTGACCGAACATGATATTCGCAGACACGCCTTTCATGCTATCAAACTCGCCCGACATCGCAGCGTTAAACAGTACCTTGCTAGTCTCCTCGAACGATGAGCGAGCAAGGACACCCGAATCACCCTTACTCATACCGAAGCGGTCTACGGACAAGATATAGCCCGGATGGGTCATGGTATCAATCAGCGTAATCATGTGATGATAATTTACAAACTCGGTCTTGAATACTTCCATGAATTCCTCATAAAGCATCACACGTACCGTTTCAATTCCAAACACGTCCAGGATTTCGTGAACATCGTTCGAGAAAGAACGCATCGGGTCAACGTTGGGAACCGTCGCCAAATCTAGCAGATTAGTTCCCTCCACGTCGAACACAAACTGTTTCAGTGGAACGTACCCTGCTACTGCCGAATCGTAAACGAGTTCGGACTTTACCTCGCGACGGTAAACCCGTCCGATTCCATCAACCCCAGTCAGGATGGTATCAAGCAACTTATCTTCAATAAATCGCAGCGAAAGGGCATTCTTTGCTACTTCGGGGCTGAATGATATGCGAATCACCAACTTACCGGGACTATTGGTGTCGGAATGGATACAATCAAACACCTTCAAGGTCTTGTTGTTTTGAATCTTGGCTGCGATGGTAGTCATGTCCACACTTCGGTCGGCCATTTCAAGATGGTCAAGTTCCAATCGCATAACCCACGGGGACATGCAACTCATATCACCCTGCGTTACTGCGAATTTTTCGTAGGATTTGAGGATTTCAACATCTTCCTGGATAGCCGTGTCGGTTGAGGTATGAATTGGGTCGTAATAAATTCGTACCGACTTCGTAACATCTCGCAGGGTTGTCTTTTGAATTTCACGCATCATAGAGAACGTGTTGTCTTCGGAAGACGATACGGACTGATTGAGGTATACAACATTCATCGGATTCTTCGGATTGTGTGATACGCTGAGTAGCTCGATGATACGGGGCACACCTTGGGTTGCGTTGGCCTTGACGGTACCAGCAGAGTGGAATGTATTCAAAGTGAGCTGTGTGGTAGGCTCACCAATCGACTGGGCCGCCAGTGTACCTACCATTTCACCCGGGTGAACACGTGCCTTCATGTACTTGAAGCGAATATCACGCAACAGCTCGTCAAACAATACCTTACTGAGTCGCATTTTGATGATTGATTTCTTCGGTGCGAGATAGTAGCGAAGCAGAGTATGAAATACCCGATTCTCTTTCATCATCTGCTCGGCGCACAACTTTTGTAGTTCTTCAATCACGTACGTTGGAGTCAAATCGGTTTTAGTAGCATACGGGTTCACGAACTTTTGAGTTAGGCGTCGCAGGTTAACGGGCGACAGAATTTTTGAACTCTTGTTGTATCTCAAAACATTTCGTACCAAGAATTCGCGGTCTTCAATCAGCTGTTCAACTAAATCGTCTGCTACGACATCGCCAGTAACACATGCCGCGAAATCTGACGCAGAGGCGGCGAACTCCGAATAAATCTGTTCGAGAGTCATGTGTCCCAAGTTACATTCCTGTGCCTCAACACAGATACTATCAATCCCATCACCGCCATAGTTGAACTGTACAATAGAGCCGTCGGCATTGCGAACAGTTCCGTCATATTCTACGTGGAGGTCTTCCATTGTCTTGACCAGTTTGCGCTGAATGTAACCAGAGTCACTAGTTTTTACGGCAGTATCAATCAGACCCTCGCGTCCCGCCATAGCGTGAAAGAAGAACTCTGCGGGACGAAGACCGCTGATGAAACTGTTCTCCACAAAGCCACGAGATTCCATACCGTGGTCGTACTTTGTGAAATGAGGCAGGGTTCGGTCTTGTAGCGTGAACTGTACTCGCTTACCTGCGATGAGCTGCTGCCCCAGCAGAGCCATCATTTGGGCGATGTTCAAATCGGAACCCTTAGAACCCGACTCTACCATTTCCTTCATTCGGTTCTTGGGATTCAAATTTTCCATCACCTTCTTTGCGACTTCGGCTCCTGCCTCACGAAGCGCATTGTTCACCTGATTTTCCAGCTCCTCTCCATCCGGTCGGCTTGAATTGTTCAGAAAGGTCCCTGCGTGTACCGATGAAATGATGTCGGATACTGCTTTGCGTCCTTTGTCGAGCGCACGTTGAACGGTTTCTACGATAACGTTGTTTGCTACCAGGTCTGATGCGCCTACCGAAAACCCTGAGTACAAATTGTATTTTGTTACGATATTTTGAACTTCGTTGATGAACTGACCACAGCGCTGGTGACCGAAGTCATTGTAAATTACGTGTAGGATACCGTCAATCAAATTATCAGCTGAACCACCAAACGCACTCTTCTTCAGCACACCATCGGTCAGCTGTCCGTCGCGAACCTTAATACTCCCGTTGAAATTCATCAGAGGAAGTGTACTGGAAATGAGCTCCTTACCAGTCAGGTATCCGCCTTTGCGAGAATAATTTGAAAGGGGCTTTTTTGTTCGAGAAAGAATATTCATTGCGATGTGTTCTGGAACCTTTACGTCATTTTGCGAGATGCGATAAGCACCCGTCAGTGAATCCTGGAACAGCTGGATGATTGGGGAATTTGTACGCGGTGAAATAATTTGACGGAGAACCGATGCTAGGAATTTGAGTTCCGTAGCAGCCGCGATACTTTGGGGAACGTGCATATTCATTTCGTCTCCGTCAAAGTCTGCGTTGTACGGTCGGGTCGCGGATACATTCAGACGGAACGTAGAATATGGCAGCACCACAATACGATGGCACTCCATCGAACCCTTGTGTAGCGATGGCTGGCGATTGAATAGCACAACATCCCCGTCAATTAGATGCCGGTTTACGACATCACCCGGCTTGATATCGACGGTGTCAGGATTAGCGTATCGCAGACTGATTGGATTATCTCCGTAGGCTTGGAAGGATTTTGCTCCGGGATACTTTGCGGGACCATTGCGAACGTAAGACATTAGACGGTCACGATTGTATGGCGTAACCAGTTCGGGGAACGTCAAGTTCATCGCAATCTCTTCCGGAACGCCCAGTTCATCTACTTCGATGTTCGCATCGGGGGTAATAACGGTACGAGCCGAAAAGTCTACACGCTTACCCATCAAGTTACCACGCACTCGTCCAGTTTTGGCTCCCATACGAGACTTCAGCGTCTTGAGGGGACGACCGGAACGCTGGGCGGCTGGTGGCAGGCCCTTGATATCATTGTCTACATACGTTGCGACATCAAATTGTACCATCGCAGAGTACTTGTCGATGATATCTGCCGATTCGCCCTTGTCAATCTTCTCGCGGAGCCGCTGGTTGTTGCGAACAATATCAATTAGTTTATGCGTCAAGTCGTCTTCCATGCGCTGGTTATCGTCCATCACAACCGACGGACGAACCGTGAGTGGCGGTACAGCCAACACGGTACAAATCATCCAGTCGGGGCGACTGAATTTAGGATGAAACCCAATCGCAGTAACATGCTGGTCGCTGATGCGCTGGAAGCAACGCAGAACCATTTCGGGCTGTAGTTGAATCGGGTCCTTTCCTTCCTGGTAGGTAATACCCGCCAACGAGGCAACGGTATTTTCAACTTTTTCTACCTTTTTGAACACTTGGCTTCCACAGTGAACGCAACCAAATCCAGCACCCTCTGTTCCAACCGCAGACTTATTCTTGAATTGGGCAGTAAATTCACGAACAGAATTAAAGCGGTCCATTCCACGTAACCCTTTCGGAATTGCAGTATCCAGCGTAACATCAGGCAGATACGGATTAGAGCAGTTCAAACAGATTACACCGAGCACATTTCGGATGTTATCGATAAACTGATACAGGTAGACAGGTCTTGCGAGACGAATGTGTCCAAAATGACCGGGACAAAGCAGGTTGGTCTGCTTACAAGTTACACATACCTTGCCGTTTTCAATAACTCCGAAGCGGCTATCAAATACACCCCCAGGGACAGGTGTACCACCCTGATATGTCTTATCTGTCGTCACCTCGACAACGCTGCGAGACACAATCTCATCAGGGTTTGCGATGCCGAACTGAACGCCGATAATAGTATCGCCCATTCTTATACTTACTTGTCGTATGTCTATATTCTTTTGATTCGTTTTCAAGCAGCACGTGCTAAATTCAGAGTGAGCTCCCAAAACTCATCGTCGCCGAGAATTTCATTCATAAATTCGGGGGAGTAATCTTTTTCCATAGACTCAACCCACTCCAAAAATTCACGACCTTCACGCTTACGAAATTTAACCTTCTCTTTGATGGTTTTGCGACTGATATCGTGAAAAACGCGATGGGCAAATACTTCAGTATCACGAGGAGCTTCACTTTCATCGCGCATTATGCGAACGAGAGAATACCACTGCTCCATTTGAATTTCCAAGAGAAAAGTAAGATGCCTAGAAAAACACTCAAACTCAAAACCGTCCGGCGTTCTCACAAGCCCGAGAAGAAGTACGATGCCGTCTTTGTGACCGATAAAGGTCGCGAAAAGGTAGTGTCCTTCGGCGCGGCTGGAATGTCTGATTTTACCAAGCACAAGGACAAAACTCGCAGGGCGCGTTATTTAAAACGTCATGCGGGTATGGGTGAGAATTGGAACAAGCCGGATACTCCGGGGGCACTGAGCAGGTGGATTCTGTGGGGACCGTCTACTTCCTTCAGGGAAAGTGTAAAGACGTTTAGACGCCGGTTCCGTGTATAGATTGGTAAGATGCCGGAGTGGTCAACGGGGGAGGCTTAAGATCTCCTGACGAATAGTCGCGTGGGTTCGAACCCCACTCTTACCAGCATTATACAAAAACAAATGAACATATGAAAAAGCAACACTTCCAATCACGATGGGGTACCACCACTCCATTATGATTGAAAATCATTTTTCATCACATTCCAAAACGCGCTAATATCCTAAAAACGGATTTAATGGTTCAAGATAGTAAGCTCTTACCCCCAAAATGACTGACTATGACTACGATACCGAATGTTTCTTGACGGAGCAACGCAACTACCAAAAGTACTACAACACGCCATTCGAGCTTGATGGAGTGTGGTATGCGTCACTGTCGGAATACGAAGTGAAGCTGCAAGCAAAGGAGATGGAGCTTGCTAAGATGACGATTGAGCTGAAGCTGATTATTCAGGAAATGGTGTTGACTGAAATGTATCGAAATATGGACAGAGAGTTTCCGGCTTTGAAATCTAAGTAAGCATACCTGCCCGTGTAATCCGTTGAGTCCGTTTAGAATCACGTTCTTTTGTAAAACCCCCATTAATTCGCCTACATGTTTTTCCCTTGTATTTTTTGCTTTCACAACCGCTGGTATAATATAATACCCTCTGTGAGTATCCTCGGTAGGATGGTATTTCAATTTTAATTGCACTACCAAGCTCATACAAAAGACCGTACATCCACTTCATGTAACTTTTGCGACTTTTCAAAGCAACTGGATACTTGTTCAAGTATTTTTTGAATACCGAGCGGAACTTTTCAAATGGATACGCTTCTGCTAATTTTTCCATAAACATACGCTGACGTGCCATATCGGATTCATCGGGGTTTGAAGGGTAATTTGACGCAACCGAAAATAAGAAATCACGCCCGGGGATTTCGGTTGGTTTCATAGACATGTATCGGTCTTTCACTTCTTCGAACGATGGGTCTACTCCGGGGTCAGTTACATTTTTATCATCCTTACACTGTGTTCGCAGCTTATCGTTAACCATATTGTGAATTTCGTACAACCACTTCCCTGCGTCTTCACCCAGTGGATGTTTTTTCACGAACTCCGTCGTGCTTTTTCGGCAAAACTTACACGGAAGTACATCTTTCATCATTAGTAAAACTTCGGCAGGATGGGGGGACCTGAACGCAATCAGGTGGAATAGCTGCCACCCACTCGGACCAAAAAATCGTGTATCTATACCCATTATTCTAATCAGAGGTATAAATGTCCTGTCCATACAAATATTTATTCGGTGTGCCGGAGGAAGGATTTCATTCGTACCGATTCGCAGGTCTCGCAGTGGGCGACACTTTGGGAACTCTCGGTCTCGCATGGATTACATCGTATTTAACAGGTTCAAGCTTATTTTGGAATTTCATTGTCTGGTTCGCGGTGGGAGAAGTTCTGCATTATTACTTTGGAACGCCAACCGCATTTTTGAAGTTAGTGAATTTGGAACCAAAATGCTGAAAAAGTTTATCTATCAAGATATAAACAAAATGGACGGAGGTGCTATGAGTTCTCGTCGTCTACTTCTAACTGTCGCAGTTGCTTTCGTTATCGGAGGAGCCCTCAAGGATTTCTTCTCGGCCTTCACTAGCAGCCTAGCCACCCCCGTTATTGCGTCTCTGTTCCCCGGCGTCCAGCAGACGGTGTACGGTCTGGAGGTTCAGGTCGCGGGTGTCAAGCTGGAGGTTGGTAAGGTCGTATCAGCCACGGTGACCCTGTTGGTGTCTCTGCTGATTGTGTCGGTGACTCTACCGTACATCAAGGCGTATGCTCCCATCCAGGGCGCCAAGCGTTCGTAAAAAGTTATTACACCTAAATAAATAGACATGGATTGGTGGGATAGTGTAAAAAGTATGTTCAGAGGTCCTGCCTCTTCTAGCGAAACACTTGTACAATCTGCGCTCGGACCGGCTGCGTCCACTTCGGATACAAGTTCATTCCTCGGAACCGAGACCGAAACGCCGGGCTATACCGGTACAGGCGCGCGCCGTATAGCGAAATCGCGAAAGACTCGAAAGAAGAAGACGCGTCGCAGTCGTAAGCATTAAACAAACTCTGTAATAAATAAATGGAAAACACCAGTTCTGTGATTGATACTACAACTACAGAACTACCAATTTTAGAAGAGCCCGTTACCGAGCCTGTTGTTACTGAAGAGCCCGATGTTTCGGAGCCTGTTGCTGCGCGGCCAGTATACATAACGACGTTTGAAGAACTGGTAAATACGACCGGTGCTATTGTTCAGCAAGAAATTGCCGATAAGACGTCACTGCTTTCCGTATTCCAACCCACCCCTGAAATACTGAAGACCCGATTGATTATTTGGGCTTCACTTGGATTTACCCCCGATTGGGCGGTATTGCGCACACAGGTTAATCCGCCACCTGTATGTTCTGATGGACAGACTCGCTTATTTTACGATTACATATCCTATCTGCTGGAATCATCAATTGACTCATTTTTAACTAATTTAAATTCACAAGTTCCCGGAGTGACCTTCGGGTTCTTCCGATACGATGCTACCACTGTCGGACTCAGCGTCGTCAAGGCCTGACCTTGTAATACGGATGAGTTGTAGGCAGTGCAGTTTGTAAACCCCACTTCCAAGCAAGATATCCTTCAATTTGGAATATCGCTTGGTTGGTTAGTGCGTATCGGAATATAATGTGTTCGTAAATATCTCCTGCGAATGGAGTTGTTGTAGGTGACGTCACGGCATATGCCCCCAGAGTGACTCCAAAAATACTTCCGATTGAAGTCGGGATACTCAAGTTTGTTCCGTCCGCAGGCGCCGCACCGGCATCTGCGAGTCCATTGTCGCGAACCAGCAAAGTATTTCTGCGTCGGTAGTATACTGATATGTACGTCTGTCCGTTGACGTTTGCGGTATAGTCCTTCGTTTGTTCAGTTGTTGTATTGCGGTAACTGAACTGATTTGTATACGCTGCCAGACGTGGGTCATTCGAACTTCCAATAATATTTGAAATAGTCTGTCCCGATGTGAACGTTGGTTGTTTATACACTGTTATAATTGTAAACTCGTTATTTGCTGAAACAGTAGAGAACTGATTAATACCGTAGATAGAAGATGTCCCTAAAGGTGTTCCGGAAGATGTGAATCTAACTCCAGGTAATCCATTCTGTGCCGCTTGGACAAGAGTAGGATAATTTGTGCCGTTCGGTATCAGTGTGAGGGCTAAATTGCCTCCAGCAGTGGCCCACGAGTTCACGTTATTACTAGAGGCGAACCCGATTGTAGAAGAATTAGCTGCGTCAAACCACGCCGCCAATCCTTGTGCGTAAAGTCTCGTTAAGTCCAAGGAAGGTGAAATTATTGCCGGACTAGTGCGATATGGGTGGATGAATGTACCAGTACCAACGGTTGCTGAACCATTTGCTAGTATGTACTGACATGCGTACTTTTGTGATAAAAATCCTTCTACTATTTGCCGCTGTTCCAGAGTCAATTCTGTATTGAATACCATAACTTCAGCTATTCCCGCATCGCAGAACATTTGCGGGTTTATGCCGAATCCGTAAGTACACGTATCTCCACCAAGTCGCATAACCAGAGGGAAAATTGAAGTAGCGGATGTTATCGATGCTATTGCAGTTTGAAAACTTAAGTTCTGTGCGAATGAGCCAGTACCATCGTATCTTTGACCATGAATCCCCGCACATTTACTATTTGCGGGAACATCTCCAACAGCAGCTGCTGTTCCGTTAAATACAATTGAGAAAATACGGTAACCTGATGTTGTATCTATCAAACCTGGACGAAAAATTGAACTATGACCATCATTATGTGAAAAAACTATCTGTTGATTTTGAGCCGTACCAGCTGGCCTTAGAGCAAAATCTCGTCCACCCGACGTAGTATCTGCTCCACCGACACCTTCTGCGGCGACAGCTGTTGATATAACTGCCGAATTAATACCAGATTGTCCAGGTGTCCGTTGTGGAAAAGTTGATACATGTGTTACCATTAGAACGGTAGTTGTTTGTGTGCTGAAAGAGTTTCTCAAGTTTGTGCCAGATGCTTCCAACAGGTACCCATTCGCAGGGTAAGATAATACTGCCTGTGTTGTTGTTATATTAGCATTCGTGAATGAAAATTCTCCTATGGCGTTTCCTCCGTAGCGAAAATCGGTAAACCCGTAGTTCGCCATGGGACCCGAGTATGTTACACTTCCCAAAGATTGCGGCGATAGATTACCGTTTCTTTGGAGTGCGTCATTAAAATATCCAGTTAGTGAAATTGTAAAGGTGGTATCGGTTAAACGAGTGATTGGGTAGGTACCGTATACGTAATATTGTGCGAATGAACCTGAACCAGTTCGTTGTAGTCCCGGATTTTGGATTGTAGACATATTAACAATACCCGCAGTTGGGGCATTGATAGTAAATCCCCCCAACCACAATGTTCGTGTTGAATTATCAATTCCGATTATGCGTCCATTAGCATTGTTGTTAAACGATGAATTCAGTACAGAACTTCCGAATGAGCAAAACCGATAATTGGCAAAAGCCGCGTAGACCGAAATCGGAATAGATATAGTATCTTTAGCTGCGATACCGCCGGTATCCAATAATGGTGTCAAATTTCTTGATGCGGATACACTAATATTTGAATTAAGGCCACTTACAGTTGCTGCGTAATATGCTCCGGCGGGAATAGACCCAACTGGTGCGACAAATACGATTATGCCTCCCTCAGGAGTCACCGTTTGAGAAATCGCATTGAGGGAAATAGTAGTACCATTATATCCAGTAACGGCGAATGTATAACTGTTGTTCAAATTTGTAGGAAACGGTGGCCAGTGTCCAGACGGAGAGGTCATTTCAAATGAATAATTCGTTCCAAAAAGCGTACTACCCGCCGGGGCGACGCCCGATTGGCTGAGTGTAAAGGGCGACGAACTTCCACTTATTATATAAGTTCCCGCCGATATGCCGGATCCACTTATCATCATACCAGGAGAAGGGGTAGTGCCACTTGTAACAGTTAATGATGTTCCCGTAGTACCACCAACGAATGTTATCGGAGTTGACGCATAAGTTGAGGTGAATGTAGTCGTACTGCTAATTGTGTGAGATACGTTCAGTATATATTGACTTCCAGCTGTAATGACTCCACTAACACATGTACCTGCAGTGACACCTGTACCGGTTATTGGAGCTCCAATACCAGGAGGTGTTCCACTCGTAATTGTTAATGTAGTTCCAGCTATAGTCCCCGAACAAGTAGTAGTGCCCGAACGAACAGCTATAGAATTGTATGGCATCCACTGTGATGGCAACGAAGGTCCAAAGAAATATGGTTGAACAACAAATCCAGTTTGTAAGTTATGGGGTGCGGCAGTCTCCAACTCAAGGGTAATTCCGTCTGTACCCAACGAACCACGAACGATTGAGTTATTTCCATACTGAACATTTCCAACTAATCGTTGCGATGTTCCTGTTCCTGCGCCTACAGTAGCTGACGTCAACTGAATAGTAAATTGAGTTGTTGATGGAACAGATGCAATATTTCCGAAAAATTTACCAGTTGCGTTAGCGGTTGCTGTACTAGTATGAGAATCCAATACAAGTGTTACTGGTGCTCCGCTTGGAATCCGATGGGGGATAGATGTTGTAAAAGTAAACAAATAGGCTCCCGCGGTTGCTGTAACTCCCGATAATGTTCCAGGAGTAAGCGTTGAAATAGGCGCGCCTCCCGCAGTCGCTCCCAATGTAATATAGTTTGTAGGGAAGTTTATGTTTGTAGCGGCCAGTGTTGAAACTGACCTAATGAAATATGTTGTTCCGGCGCTTATACCTGTAGGAATCACTGTTCCAGTACCGCCGAACACAATCTGTTGATTTACAGTTAACGTTACACTCGGGGAAGACGAAATTTCAATTGATGTTCCATCCAATGCAACTCTTGACGCCGTCAATGTTATAGCAGTTGCCGAATACGCTGCGTTAGTTGCTGCTGTCAACTTAAATGTTCCACCCGATGAAAAGTCAGTATATGGCAAATCAAGACCGATTCCGCGAGTCGCTGTGTTTACGAGTGGACCCGGTTGGACTACTACATCGGCTCCGTTTGCTATCGTAATATTTGCTCCTGTTGTGAATCCAGTTGACCCTCTTGTAAAGGTACAGTTTGGTACTGGAACTCCAGCAATGTACGCTTGGACGCCCGAAATAGTTCCCGTGCTACCTGTTGGTGCTGAACTTAATGTGAACGAATTTGTCGCAGTTCCGCCACTCGTTGTTGTTGAAGTTGGGATGGTTATAGAGTGTCTGAAGGCAGTTACAGATGCTCCGTTCGTAACCGTCACAGAACTTCCGGTTACTAATGAACGCGAACCTCCTACAAGTGTACAATTTGGGATTGCGGTGCCTCCCACGGTTACAGTAATTCCCGATAATGTTCCAATACCCACAGCCGTCTTATTCATGGTAAACGACGTACCGGTCGCACCAGTCGGAATATTTGTTGCTCCCACAATTTCTACGACATACGGTATATTCGGAGGAGCCAGCGTTACCGATTGTGTTCCTTTTGAGACCCACGATGTTATTCGGTTGTTCGTCGTCGCATAAGTACTTGTGTCCGAACCATCCAGCCATAGACTTGGTGACAAATCCGACGGGTCAAATGTCGGCTTATATAACTGAAGTTCGGGTTGTATCGGAGTCGTATAAGGTGTTGGATATCTGAAGAATGGATGTGCCGTCGGAAGTGAATTACGCAATCCCCATTTCCAAGCAAGGTATCCTTCGACTTCTCGGTATTCGGCTACACCCAGCTGTCGGTTGTAAGAAATAACTTCGTTGATAACTCCTCCCCAGTAACCGTTGTTACCGACAATAACATTTGTTCCCAGTCGGAATATTGGTGCATTGAAGTTTGTATTCACAGTTGTCAGTGTACCTGTTGGTGTCAACCCCCCATTCAAAAATAGCGAAATAGATGTAGGACCAGCTACTATAGTCGCGACATAGTATGTATCTGTCGCTATAGTAAAAGAAAGGCCTGCAACTGATTTATTTAGTATATATACTGTCCTGTTTACATCGGTACCTTCCTGTATATGAAATCCAGTTGGATCATTTGGAGCTTGATCACTTACGGTTCCGTATGCAAATATTCGTTTATACCCTGGGGTGGTTGTGCTATTACGATTGAATACTAAAAATTTCGTGTACGTATTACTGTTGTTTACAACATCTGTCTTTGACAGAAAACTACTTGTGCCATTGAAAACCATATCAAAACCGCGTGGATTTGCAGATGTTGTTAATGTGGGTCCGGTTGCCGCATTTGTCAAATTGTTCCCCGACCCACTCTTATCCCTCCAATGTCTAATAACACTTCCAGTTCCGGTTGCTCCGGTTGCTCCAGCTACATCTGTAAACATAGATGTTAAATCCGCCCCATCAAACCACATCACGCAATTGGGAATATCGGTCGGCACGAAGTTTCGCGAGAACGGGCGGCGGTATACTGGATTGTACGGAACAAATGCGGTACCGTAGGGATGTCCAGCAGGCAATGATGCTTCCAACCCCCATTTGTAAGCCAAATATCCTTCAATTTGCTGTTTCTGGGTAGTTGAAAGAAATGTATTGAAATGTATAATTTCAAATATACTTATACTGGAAGTAGCAGCGTTACTAAACGTAAATGCAGGAGTAACTCCGTTTGCGGTGACGCCAATCGGTGTAGGCGTGGATACCGGCGTTCCTCCATTTACGGATAGACTCGCAGAACCTCCGCTCCCAGTTACCGCCAATGTTGTTAAAAAGGAACCTGACGTAAAAGGGTTAAATGCCGGTGTTAGTTTAATACTCATATCGTTATTGGTTTGTGCGGCGTTTGCTGCGATAATAAGCGGCGTGTTTGCGGTCAGAATACTTATAGGTTGACTCAAAGTAAGCGTGAACGTCCCCGTAGGTGCGGTATAACTTCCAGAAACCGCAGTAACGTACGTTCCTGATGGAATAGTGCTTGCGACAGTACTACTTAAAACATAGTTGGTTACATTCGGTTGGTTTGAAGTAGCATTAGCACTTAATGTAATTGTTTGGTTGTCGCTCCCACCTATAGCGGTAACCGTCGCGGACGAGCCACTAATATAAGGAGCAGTAACTGTCATTCCTGGAACTATACTATTATTTATCGCTGCCGTCGTCATGGTGTTACTTCCGCTCGTGAAGGAAGCTGTTTGAGTACCCCCTGTATTGGTAACCAAAGTGGCGAATGTTGACTTAAGTAAACCACCAATTGTATATTGATTAGCCAGCCCGCCACCTGTTGTTGTCACTGTTAAGGTTGTACTAGAAGCAGTTGTGGTTGCTGCGTACATCCCCAGCGAAATGTAGCCTGTTCCGACCGTGGCTTGTAGCCCCGAAGCAGCATTTGAAAACCCTCCGGAATATATCCCAAAAGACTGATTATTATTAAAGCCAGGGGTTCCCGTTCCAGATACTGCAGAAGATACCCAAAACGAAGTACCTTGTCCCGGATTTGAATTTCCTACCGAACCCCATGGCGGAAAACTATATATTAACGAGGTTCCCGCTGTAGATGTTGGCATACTGACAGTGTTTACACTCGCTCCATTCACAGTTATAGACGCGTTTGTAGGGAAGAATCCGCCACTTCCAGTGACTGTCGCAGAAACACCTCGCGACGATTTATCAGTCCAGGTCATAGCAGAGGTTCCTGCATTCTGTATGGTAGAGGTATCAGCTGCGTCCAGCCATAACACGAGACCAGCGTAGTTTTTTGGGACGATTGAGCTCAAAGAGGATATCCTTGGGGCATACGGATGCGTTGTAGGTAAAGTTCCTTGTAGGTTCCATTTCCAAGAAAGGTACCCTTCTATATTTTGACGGTCGGTGTTTGATAGAGCAGAATCGTACACTAATATTTCTGAAATATTGCCATCGAGATAACGCGAATTTGCCGTAAATGGAGACACGGGAGCAATTATATCACCTCCTATGAGTGAAAATGCCGAACCTACATTTACTAAAGATAATAATAATCGTTGTGCATCTCCGTTGTTATTAGAAGGATATGGAGTGCCATTATGCCATCCAGCTTGAATCAAATTATTGAATTGTCCCGTAATCATATGCAGCTGTGAAATCGGTTGTATTCCACTAGTTGGTGCAGGAAACGCATTGGTTAAAAAGTATGAATTTGATGGGGCAGGAGATGAGCCTCCTAAGTTAAATTGTAAAAAATGACCACCTCCGCCAGCGTTTGAGCCATTGTTGAAAATAGTTTGTCGGGTTGTTGTATTGTTTGTTCTACATACTACAAAACGTGTTGTGTTAGTTGCTCCTCTAGGTAAAAGAGATGGATTTGGCAGTGCCAAATACTGAGACCCTGAAAAAGATAGATTGGACGCTGTGCGAGTCGGAAATTTTGTATTTGTGAAAGTCATCAATCCCCCACTTGTCGCAGTTCCCGTAGCACCAGTAGCGTTTACAACTATAGTATATAGCACCCCAGCGGTTACCTCAGTAATTGAACTTATAACTGCGTTTGTCACGTTAAAGGCTGCTGGGGATATACCTGTAGTAGTTACTGAATTACCTACTAACATTCCTAAACCAATAGTATTAGACGCGAATATATTGACACTATAGCTAATTGTACCTGTGGACCCTACGGCACCAGTCGCGACGATACTCGTAGCACTTATAATTCCACCAATCGCATTATTATTATCAATCGTAAGCGTTCCTGCAGTGGTTACGGAATTTGTAGTCGTTCGGTTTGGGAAGGTAATATTGTTGCCAGCTACCGCGGTCACTGTATAAGTTCCATTCAAAGTCGTAAGTCCACCCGTGGATACAACCCCGGCAATCGTTACCATAGTTCCCTGAAAGATGCCCGTAGTTGAACTAAGTGGCAACGTCACTGACCCGGCAGTTCCAGTGAATGCTCCAGTGGGCACATTGATGGTGCTAAAAATGTTCCCTCCAGATACGCTCTTGTTTCTCCAAAGAGCCACAGAGTCACCAATAGCTGACTGAACAGTTCCCGCCTCATCACTGAACATTGTATTAGGGTCTGCCCCATCTAACCACAATGAGCAACCGCCAATTGAGGTTGGGTCAAAGTTCCATATGTTCTTAGACGATACCATCGCCCCGTACTGCGACATTCCTTATTAATATAATACATACGTTCCTCCCGCTGCTGTCGCACCTCCGGTCCATGCTACTGTTGTACTATTCGAAGGTGGTATAACGAGTGGGTCGGGAATACCGTCTTTTGTACCAGTACCGTTCGCTTTCGGTATTGAAATATACGTACTGGTATTATTTCTGAATACCCAAAATGTTCCAGGATTAACAGGCGTTGAGCCGGTAGGAAGAGATAATGTATTGAATGCCGAATTTGTAATATTATAAAATGTTCCAGCACTTGCGGCACCCGCTGTAATAGATGTACCTGTGGCGTTTGCGGTTACAATAGTTGTCGGAGTTGGTCCCGTGTCACCAGTGGCTCCCGTGGCTCCCGTGGCTCCTGTGGCTCCTGTGGCTCCTGTGGGTCCTGTGGGTCCCGTGGCTCCTGTGGGTCCTGTGGGTCCCGTGGCTCCTGTGGCTCCTGTGGCTCCGGTGGGTCCGGTGGCTCCTGTGG